GAACTACCTGATGTTCCCGATGTTCCGCTTGCAAAGCCAAGTGAGGTTGTTACGTATGAATAATTTGACGTACCCATGGTAACAAAACTTACATCAACTGGTGATGCTGAGCTATTATTATATAAAACTTTTACCATTAACCTATCTGTAACCGATACGGTTTGTGATGGTATGAATGCATTTATAATGTATTCCGTTGGTGTTAACGACGCTGATATTAATGTTGGTGATGTCGTTGCTATTAACGTTGGTGTTGTTGATACACCCGTAAATAGATAAATCTCAAGATATGTACTAATTGTTGATCCGCTTGTTGTGTAATTCAAATGGAAATTCCATATACCACCAGGTATCAACGTAACGCCAGGTTGTGTTACAGGTGTTACAAAACCATTATTTAACGTTTGACCACTTGTAGATCCAGACACTGTCACACTTGATGTGTATGTTGGTGCCGATTGTGGTATATTACTTAACTCATTATATGTTGTTACCCCAATAGTGTATGTTGCCGCACCACCCCATAAATTATAATAATAAACCTGACCAGCCGAAATACCAGTTAAACCGTCACGACCAGAAGTACCAGAGCTACCCGCTGGGCCAATCGTTCCTGACGAACCAGACGAGCCTGAACTACCAGAATTACCCGATGAGCCCGATGAACCTGAACTACCTGATGAACCATCACGGCCTGATGAACCTGAACTACCTGGTGTTCCAGCAACACCAGACATACCAGAACTACCATCACGACCCGATGAGCCTGATGAACCAGAACTACCAGAGCTACCTGATGTACCAGGGAGACCTGATGAACCCGAACTACCTGAGCTACCAGAAGAACCAGACGACCCTGAACTTCCATTTGAACCACTCGAGCCCGATGACCCCGAACTACCAGAAGAACCCGATGAACCCGATGATCCAGCCTCAGAACCAGAATTAGCTAATTTAATCCACATGGCTTCACTACCAGCCACAGTACCTCCTGTGAAATAACTAAGGTAATATACCCCGTTATTTGTTGGGGTATCTTGTGTTACTGATACCGTCATACCCGAATAAGGATATGGTAATGTAACCCCATCGGTTAAATTACTTTTATATTTTACAACCAAACGAGCATCGAATGGGGCACCATAAGTAACCTCATAGTTGTTTGAGTATACTGTACCACCGCCACCGTATGTTCTACCTGTATAAATCGACATATTTTATATGTTATGTAGTTAATGTTATTCTTAATTTTCTTGCACCACTCAATGCAACCGCACTATTCGTAAATAAATAATACGGAACACCGCTTATAGCGTATGGTGTCCTTACCCAAATAGTTGAAGCCGAAGTTAAATTATCCCACATACCCGTACCCGCATTATATATTTCTATTGTTAGAATATTAGTTTTGGTAAATACGGCAGGTATTGCAAATTTTTGTTTATCAGAGCCCGATTCACCAACCATACTATCAATTATAATTTGTGGCGGTGATATCATTGAATACAATGTTGAGTATTCAGTTAACCCAGTGATAGTACTTGTGGTCGCATAGATTGGGTACACACCCTCAAATTGTAATGTTTTTTGTGCAAACGTGCCCGAGTTGGTAAATGTTGGTGATGTATATGTTGACCCGTCACTATAAACAGGCGTTTCACCTGTATTATAACCCCCATCACCATACCAGGTATTATATCCTTCAACCACAGGATAAGCTGATATTACGGTCGATAATACTTGAGATGAACCAAATCCAACACCACCACTAACTGGTGAGACGAGGCCGTCACCTGAAATGGTCATACCTGTTGTTAAACCTTGATATTTTATTGGTTGACTAACAACCGTTGAGGAACCTCGTGTTCCTGTGGTTAATCTCAACCCTATATTATAAGTGTCATCTATTTTAGCCAAACCACCATCTGATGGTGTCGTACCTGTAAATACAAATGTCATAGCCGTCCATGTTGTAATTGTTGGTGCGATAGATGGGTAGAATATTCTTTGCATTATTTGTTGAAACGTCAAGCCCGATACAAATGGTGATGTACCAGAGGAAATACCCCCAGCACCCGCCGTTGTTGCATTTGGGTTTGTAAAGGTTAAGATATTCGCCAGCTCTATCGCTATTGTTGTTAAATCTTCTTTGGTTAATGTTAATGTCATACCAGTTGCGGTGCCGCCAGACGGTGGGATCGCAGCCGAACCACTAATCACACCTACACTCAAACCGCTAAACGTATAATTAGCGTCTGGTATATTATGCCCATATAAACTTAAAGTTTTACCCGTTGTATTATATGATGACCCAGTATATGCTTTATAAGTTGAATCAATAATTGTTGAAAAATCGTAAGCCTGGTCTATATAATTTCTACTGTTTAAAATCAAGGTTGAACCAGATAATGTTGCCCCCGTTACCGCACTGTATATTAAATTAACAGCCGATGTTAAATCTACTGTCGTACCAGTGGTATTTTTACCCGTAAACACTAAATTAGTACCTGATGTTGTGGCACCAGTAAAGGCCTGATATATGTTATTTACCGCTGGTGCTAAATCAACACTCACAATATTGCCGTTGCTTTCAGCTATGTTTAATGTTGAAGTACCAGTGATAGTTGCACCCGTAACCGTTACAGTATTACCCGTAATAGCCGATAGAATATCAATACTACCACTTACATTATGGCCGCTAAAATAAATAACGGTACCCGATAATGTGGCACCAGTAAACGCCTGATATACATTATCCACAATCGTAGATAGGTCTAATGTGGCACCTGTGTTATTGTGTCCAGTAAATGATATAGTTGTACCTGTGGAACTATCCACGGTTGCACCCGTAAACGCCTGGTATCCGTTTGATACGGCTTCAGCTATATTCACAGTGAAACCAGTACCGCCGTCATTTCTAACGAGGTTTATTTCGCTGGTACCACTAATAACCGAACCAGAGATAACAAACGTATCTGTGCCGCCAGTTATCTCAACCCATGGTGATACGGTTACCCCGCTATAATCATCTGGATTAATAATGTTACTCACACAATCACCAGTTATAATTGTAAATGTCGTACCTGTTGACGTACCCGTTATCGGGCCAATAGTTGGGTATGATGGTGTTATGTAATCATTAATAATACTGATTCGTGGATCTAAGGATAGGAGTTTACTATATTCATCTAAAGCAAACCAATCATCGATTGTACCAGATCCCCTATTACCAAGATAACCTATAGGTAATAATTTATATGTTTTATTTGTTTGGGCCACATAAACATTCATACCCAATCTTCTTCGACCCGAGGACATTCCGTCTTCATTTATAGAGCCGTATAAACCACCCTGATCAAAATTTATTGGTATATTAAACATCTCATCAAGAGTAGCGACTTCCTGATAACCACCTATCATCTCAATAGAATACCCAATACCGAATTTTGTATCGGTGGTCGGTATTACATTAGGCGCGGCTACCGCTAAACCTGTAATCGGTATATTAGAAAGTGTTGACATAATTATTGAATATTAATATTAGTAAATGAGGTACCCGCACCATATGAACTCGTACCTAATCTGTATAGATTATAATTTATACCGCTTATTATAATTGATGTACCACCAGTGTATTTAGCCGTACCCGTGATTAATGTTGTGCCTTGATAAATGTGATTACCAACGGCTAAGTTAGTAGTCCACGGGCTAAGATTTGGTACAAGTACGTATATGTAAGCCGAACCATACGAAACACCCGTTAACGGTATTGTTAATGGTGTTGATGAGCTAAAACCGCCTGGTAACGCTGTTGTTAAATCAATAGGTGAATTTTGTCCACCTAAAATTGAGTTTTGGGAAACCATATATGAAACAACATCATTTATTGTTTGGCCCGTGGTACTTGTTAATCTATTCGTATACGTTTGCGTAGTTGTAAAATCAGATAATGCCGCCCCAGCACCTGAACCTCTGTATATTATCGGTGCTGTGGGTGTTGCAACTATACCAGCTCCCGTCTGGTAAAACCCATAATATAAATATGCTGGCGCTGGTATAGTAGCCACACCCGAATCAGCGGTACAACCGTTAGCATCTGTAACCCTAACAATATATTGTCCACCAGGTGTCAACCCAGTAAAATTATATGTTGTAAACGGTATCGAACTATAACTACTCACCAACGTACCACCCGCTACCGTTGTACCAGAATACAACGAATAAGTATAACTCGGTACTGACGATCCGCCAAGGCTAACCGTTAAAGTAGTACCAGATATTGTTAGAGTTGCTGACATAGGTGTTGATGTGCCCGATCCTGTTATTGAAATTGTTGTTGTACAACCCGCACCATCGATCACTTTAAATGAGTTCGCCCCAGAATAAGGGGTAACAAAAAATGAATAACTTGTGGCTGATGTTGTAATCAGAGATGTTGCACCCGAATAATAGGTGAAGTCTGGTGTACCCGTTACATTCATAGTAATTGTTGCGTTACCAGCGCCACATATTGGCTTTGTGTAAGTACCTGTTAATATTGGATTAGATACGCCCGTTAACGCCACCGATAAAGGTGAGTTAACTGCGGCACATGTATTTGTGTCTCTTATAGCTATTGAATGCGTTGTTGCGCTTTGACCCGTTATTGTGAAAGGTAGCGAGGTCATTGAAACCCATGTTGGGCTCGAGTCTAATTTATATTGATATGAACCCGTACCACCAGTAGCGGTAATTTGTATCATACCATTATTAGTGCTACATGTTGTAACGCCAGTATAACCAACAACTGATCCACTAACAGGTGTTGGCGTTGTTACACCACTAACAACCGATTCCACGTAGTATGATGTGCAGCCAGAACCAGCTTGTGTTCTAAATATTAACTTATAGTAGCCATCTGGTAATCCAGTTATTGTTCCAGCCGTAATACCTGGGGATAAACTACCCCATGTTGCGCCTGATGATGTCACCGACCCACTTGTTGAACCAGATACCAATAAATATTGAAACACATTAGCTGGTGACGAAAAATTAGCACCCCCACCTAATACGAAATAAATTGAACCTGAATACGCAGTTGCACATGATGGTTGTGTTACCGTAAAAGTATTTACCGTAATTGGGTTTACAATTGAGTTATTTACATTATATGTTGTACCGCTACCACAACCTAAAGAGTCTCTAAAATTAATGGTTGTTGTACTATTAACGGTTGAAGAGGTTGCGATTATACTAATAGGCGTACCAGTGGTATAACTTGTCCAAGTACCACCAGATATTCGATATTGATACGGGGGTGTACCATTTATGATTGTTGGGGTATATTCCCAATAATCACCAGGGCATTTCGGTATATTTGTAGGGGATCCTAACGTAACCGCCAATGCGCTTGGTGCCGTTACCGTAACACCAGTTGTGCCTGTGTATGGACAACCATTATAATAACTAAAAGTTACCGATGTGTTGATCGGTGGGGTAAATGTAAAGGTTTTTTGATATACGTTGCCGCCGAGTGGCGCAACCGTACCACCACTACCCAATGTTGAGACAATGGTCGGTGCGGTACTCGATGTAACGGTTATAATGACCGTGGCATTACCACCACAACTACCAGATGTGTTTGTTACACCACTCAAATATATTGGTGACGGATCGGTTAATTGTATGGTATTACCAGTTACATAAGAACACGTTGAGCCAGATGTTCTCGCTATTACGCTATAATACCCAGCTCTTAAACCAGATATTGTCTGTGTTCCACTTGTTGTACCAGTTGTACCAGAAGATGTTAAACTTGACGTAGTCCCCGATAATATAATATACTCATATGGGGGCGTACCACCCGCCAAAGTAAATGAAATGTTACCCGTTCCACCAGAACATGCTATCGGTGATGCGGTAGATACCGTTGCTGTTATCGGAGATGGTGATGAATTATTCACCGCATAATTCACACTACACCCAGTCGAATTAACATCCCTGAATTGAATCCTATTGTATAATGTACCAATACTAATTGTTTGTCCCGTATAAGAACCCCAGACGCTTTGGGTTGTGGTACCCGATAATCTATAATCATAAGATCCCGAACCACCTGTTACCGTGAACGCATATTGCCATAAATCACCCGAGCATACGGGTGCCGTTGCTATTGTTGACCCTGTTGCAATCGCCGTAAATCCACTATATGCAAATGTTGTACCACCTGTATAAGGACAGTTTGAATCATAATATTTAATTTGAGCTGTTCCTGTGGTATTAGCGGGTAGGTTGAATGTTGTGCCAAGTGATGTTGATGAGGCATAGCTTGCACCGTTATTCACAGATATGTATGGTGTGCCAGTAAAACCACTTACTTTAACAAATACCGTAGGTGCCGCACCACAATATCCAGTTGTACCAGTTAATGTAACCAAACCAATTTGCGGCGGGTTGATTATGGTATAAGAACCAACAAATATTGTTGTGTTATCATACTCGTCTTTTACAACTAAATTATAGGTACCCGCACCTGTTGTTATGGTAAATGTCCTACCGCTAATAACCGTTGGGTTATATGTTGATCCACTATTTAAACTATATCTGTAATAACCCGAACCATTACTAATTGTAACATTGATCGTACCCGTACCACCAGAGCATAAAGGATCTGTTTTAGTGGCTATTGCCGAATTCATCGGGGTATTCAATGCTGCCAATGTATAAGTATTCGATATTGAGCAACCTAAACTATCTGTAACCGAAACAACATAGGTGCTGGCAGGTAATGAGCTTCTACTAAATGTGGACATGGTAGTACCAGTGGTACCGCTCATATTATAGGTGTAGGGTGGGGTGCCGCCAGTTATACTAAAATTCATCACGCCAGTTGGTGATGCTGGCACCAATGGTCTGGTTTCCGATGTTTTTGTTAAGATTATTTGTGTGTTACCAGTCACATTAACAGTTGTGTATGGTTGGGCACCAATTACTTGGTCGTAAACACCCACGCCATAACTACCAGCCGTTAACCCAGTAAATGTATATGTAATAGAGGTACCACTAAAATAAGGTGTCCAAGTTATACCACTATCTTTGGTAAATCTAAAACTACCCGATCCGCCAGCGGCGATAGCGGTAATGCCGCCATCGAAACCACCATAACACGTTACACCAGTAACACTCTCCACACTAAAATTAACTGGCCCTATCGGTGTTATATTAGCCGATAGGTATATTGTGCCATTATCATTTGTGATGATAATAGACCCGTCTGGGGAATTTAATGTCTTAAAATTAAGAGAATTATCGGTTATATTTTTAAATACCGCTGTATATGTGTCTGTATTTGTTGGTTGAGTTGGTGAACCCTCTAAATTTGTCGCCCCAGTAATTGTACCAACACCGTTGCCTGTACCACCAACCATTTTCCATATGATAACTGGTAATCCAGTACCACCATCAATGTATTCAGCAATGAAATCACCACCGTTTAGTGTATCATATTCGTATTCGGTATGCGTTATATTACAATAATATAACACAGTACTGTCGTTTTCGTCACGTAAAACAAACTGACCCACCTCATATGGCTGTTTTTGCCAATATTTTACGTTTAAATACGTAAAATTACCATCTAATTCTTCGTGGCTGAGCGGTCTTGTTAAATCTTTTCTTAATATTAAAGACATTTATTATTTGTTGAGCTAATATTTATGTTATTTTCCTAATCATAAATATAGTAACAAATAATAAATGTCAAACAATATTTGGAATAATGCTTATTTTTTCTTTCTTTCAAGAACAGCATCAATCATTCCATAATCTTTTGCTTCCGCAGCAATCATCCAGTAATCTCTTTCTGAATCTTTGTAAACTTTGTCATATTCCTGGCCAGAGTGTTTTGAAATAATTTGGTACAATTCGGTTTTCAATTTACCAATTTCTCTCGCCGTAATTTCGATATCTGTCGCCTGGCCCTCAGCACCACCCAATGGTTGGTGAATCATTACTCTCGAGTGAGGTAAAGCGTATCTTTTACCTTTAGCGCCAGCGCAAAGTAAAACCGCAGCCATCGATGCGGCTAATCCAGTGCATAAAGTCGATACTTCTGGTCTGATGTACTGCATCGTATCATAAATACCTAAACCAGCGTAAACACTACCGCCTGGTGAGTTAACGTAGATCTGGATACCTTTATCAGCCTCCACTGATTCCAAATACAGCAATTGAGCCTCAATTATGTTTGAAACACGGTCATCTATTTGTGTTCCAAGGAAAATGATCCTTTCCATCATTAAACGTGAAAATACGTCCATTGAGGCCACATTAAGCTCACGTTCTTCGATAATGTAAGGTGTTAATGAGCTTGTGTAGCTGTGTAGGGTCATGCTGTTAAGGCCCATGTGTTTCGTTGCGTAGTTGTTAAAATCCTTTCCGATATTCATTAGTCATTAATTTTGTACAATAGTAATCATTTTAATTGGTATAAACAAGAAATTCATCGGCTTTTAACCCAAATTCTTCGTATAGTATTTTTTCAAAATATTGTTTCGAGTATATTTGTTTCAGGAATATTTTGTTATTATCCTGAGAATAGGTTATATAATTTACGATTTCTTGAATACCTTCGATCTTTTTTTCACCGAATTCATTTGATTTATTACGAATACATCTAACATCCACATCACTTATTTTATACGATAACACTGTTTTATCGCCCTTATCAAAGACTACAATCCTACCCGCCGCTGAAATATCATCATATTTTCTTTGATATGTTATATCTGGTGTTGACCAACCCACAGTTTCATTTGTGGGTTTTACCCCTTGTTCGATAACCAATTTCATACCATCAGGTATCAATTTCTTCAATCCAATAACAAAGGTGTTATTAAACTGAAACGTACCTGTCGCCCCTCTGGCGATACATAACGCATCATATATCTTTCTACCTGTGTAGTACCAATCTATCAGTTCTTTTGGTTCTCGAATCTTCAATTTAACCCCAAACATTTGGAAATACATTAGTGCCTTAATTTGGCTGGTGGATACCCCTTCATGATCCCCGCTTAAATAGAGTAACACATCGACGATATTAAACCCGTAATAATCGACCATTTTGTGTATATAAAAAGGGATAGTATCAAAACTATATTGACGTGTAAAATCAAAATAAAAAGATGTTGTTATTAACGGTAATTTTTTAAATTCATTTGGTGGTATATTATACTTCGATATCATCTCCAATAACCCAACATTTATACCAGGTAAATAGAATTGATAACTATGCTTGGCTTTACTTTCATGGTAAGCCGTTGGGTGGCTCCGCCAAGCATCTGCGTTGCGCTTCTTCAATTCGCTAATAACATAATCGTATAACTCTTGACTTTTTAGGCCATAGCGATACCTGATATAATCGAATATGGATCGGTTATAAAACCTTTTCTTATCCAATTTGAATATAAATTCAAACATGTGAAGATACTCATATGTTAGATCTTTAATACCAGACTTAAAAAGATAATTTAAGAAGGGGAATGAAGATATTGAATCTGTTATTCTCGGGTCGTAATAATTTTCAGATATCGGTGGTAAGTATTCATTCATAAAATCCCGATACCTTGTAAGAGGTTTATACCCTAACAACTCATAAAACTTTTGAACGCCGCCATAGCAATCATTATTGCCAGCAGAGAGATAATTACGTATTTGGTTCTTAAGCTGTTCGGTTATAATATTTTTTCTTATGGTATAATAGTATTTTCTACGATTATATTTTTTTAAATACGTTGAGAACTCGCCAGTTGTTTTGTTGACAGTTAAAGAAAATAAACTATGTTCAATTATTTTGAATTTCTTTCTTTTTAAGTTTTTGACGGGTACGAGAGTTTTACCCATCTTGAAACACTTAAATGAAATTGTGTTTTTGGTGAGATCTTCTGAAACAACATATGTGGTGCGGTTGGTAGAAACACAGTTATTCTTGCTCATCTCTTTTTTGAACTCATCCTGGTCGATCACAGTAACAACTTCCGTGGGTTGTTCTGTAACCTTTATCTTCATAACGCCAGTGGTTGGTGTGTCGTCGAATGGTAATAGATCCCAATCGCTATGTGTTATCTCCTCCATGTGCCTTGTGTAATAGTTTTCCATTACTTGTTTAAAATGTACAATATCCTCCATCCACTATATTTTTACGGTTCCCACAAAATTACAAAATAAAAACCATAAAAACAAAAAATCGGGAGAATTTCTCCCGATTATTTTACTTCGATCTTTAAACTTTCCGTTTTATATTCCTTTAAGGGTACTTTTATTGTTAATAAACCATTTACCATCGCCGCCTCAACTTTACTCAGATCGTATTTATCGGTTAGTTGATAGGAGTAGCGGTAGTCCTGGTATCGCTTAAGATACCCCGTTGGTTCCTTTAATTTGGTTTTGATGGTAAATGTTTTACCCACCACTTCCAATTCGATGTCATTTTTACTTAATCCTGGTAAAGGGATTTCCACGGAAAAGTCCTGATCTTTAGATGCGTATGATTCCGTATCATACGATTCCATTAATTCATCTACCATCTTGATGAAGTTCATTGTGTTTGTTCTGAATGGTGCTCTAATCATGTTCATATAATTTAGTTTTTACCACAATAAAGCATATTGTGTGCCAAACCAAAATTTAAGCCAGTATGACATGATATAAATAAAAAAGGCTGACATTACGTCAGCCTCAATGTGAACTGAGTGGCTTTTTTTTCATTTTAAACCAATTTTAAAGAAGTAGAAGATTGCTGTAACCACTCACATTAATTTTAAAGTAATAAACCAGGTATCATCGGAATCGTCTGTCTTTTGGTCACCCAGGCGACAAACCCCGACAATTTTCTTAGACACTCACGTCACCGAGAATCTGTGCCTACCCACACGGAGCATAAAGCATCACGGTTTACTGGGGTCGATGGCTTTCCTGTTGCATAATTGAATTTTTAAGTTTCAGTTTGCTGCAAGTATTCCCAATACCTGGTTTCTTACTTTTTATTTTAGACAGTGATAGCTTCGTAACGAGCGCTATGTACTGTTTTGTTCATGATAGCCACTGGTGACATGTCTTCACCTGTCAACAGAGACTTCAAGATCGCTGGAGAGAATCCGCTCACCAGTGCCGTACCCTTGTCAGTTACCTGAACTGGGTAGTTACCAGCGTGACGGCTCTGGATGTTCCAGAACACAATCTTTGGCATTGTGTAACCAGCGCTTTCATACTCTCTCTTAATCATGTCAAGAGCTGTGTCGTTTCCACCACGGCAAGCCTGGTTGAACTCCATATCCGACATGATAAGGATTGTAGTTGGCATTTCTGATTCTGGCAAGTTGGAAGACTTAGCCTTGTTCAGAACCACCCTGAATACAGACTCAAGGTTTGTTGACAAACCCCACTCTGCACGAGACAGCAGGTTGAATCTGTCAGACAAGTTACCGTTAAGGTACTGTAACTGTGGTCTTTCGGAGAACGTAATGAAAGCGTTCTTGAATGGGCCTTCATTCTTTTCAGAGATGTAAAGACCAAGCGAGATACATACATCCATACATGTAACGTTTGCGTTTGAACCCGCTGGCGAACTCATTGAGCCCGACACGTCACATACTGGAAGTAAACGTTCGTTGTTATTTTCCATGTAGTTTGGAATAGCTGACCACTGCTTGTTAGCCATAGTCTTATCACCAAACCTCAATGTCTTTACGACATCGTATGGATATACCGCACTTGCATTTACCTTAGTGTCACCAGTTTTGTACTTAGTGAAACGATCAGTATCGTGCTTACCGAAAGCCTTTGTATAACGTGACATCGCTACCGATGGTACGTGTTCGTATGTGATACGACCCCATTCGTTCTGACACATAGCGGTTTCTACAACCTTTGTGTTCTCCACAAGCATCTTACGATACTGCTTTGGTGTCAGCTTCATGAAGCGTTCAATAGCGATTGCTTCTTTACCCTTACGTGGCATCCACTTAGCGCACAGACCGTTCTTAGCCGTTAAAGCATCAGCGATCAGCTGCTTAGCTTCGGTATCGAAACGAGTACCGAAAAGTACCAAAAGGTCATCCCAACGACCATATTCTGGAATATGGGCAAGGTTCTTACCAAGCGCATCTGCGTGGTTTTCCACCAGATAAGTCATGATGTCACGGAAGATCTGGCGTTCACCAGCACCACCACGAACGTCACGAACCCAGAATAAAGTTCTCATGGCTGTAAGTGCATCCTCATTAAAGGCTTTCGAGAAGTTGCTTATCAGCCTCTTCTTATCCTGGCCCCTCATAGCGCCTATTGTGAAGAATAAATCTACACATGCGTTTAATGTAGACGAATTTGTCATCATACCATTTTCGGTACGGTTGTCTCTTGTGCGTAATGCATTTACAAGTGTGTTCATAAAATTTTTGTTTTTTACTGTTTTTAAATTTCGATTACAAAAGTAAGAAGAAGTTTTGAAACCACCAAATTTTTTTTCAGATTTTTTTGGTGTTATCGTCTTACCGATTCATTTGCTAAAAGTTTTACAAAAGTAAGCACAAAATTTGGTTTTGTCAAGTACCTGGCTCACTTTTTTTCATATTTTTTATATTCTCATGTAATCCGAGTAAAATTTCGTCGTTTTCATCCATGGCTGTTGGTACCACAATTCCTTTTTGGATAAGACTATTCAGCGCATCTTCTTTTGATTTGCGCCTGGATTCGGTGATGGCTTCTTCGAACTCTTCGTCCGTCAGCATAAATTCACCTTGGGTTATTAAATTATTTTCGATTTTTGGTAATAATTCCTCAAAGAGGAATTCTTTCTCAAGAAAAGGATCTCCTTGAGAGAAAAGACCATCACGTTCTAATTCAGTTATCAATTCGTTTGTGAGTGCTACTGCTTCGTTTTTCATAAAACAATAGTAATCAAAAAAACTCAATTAACCAAATCTAAATCCAATTTGTCCGTGAGTTCCATGATATCCTTAATCAGGCGGTTAGACCATGATGGGGTTTTATCATAAAACTTTTTTATAATATTATATTGTATTTTATTAAAGTAAACTATTTCGTTTGGTGTATCCTCAAATATTTTATTATTGGCATAATCGAAGAAGAGGTCACCCATTTCACAATGGTAAAGCCCATCTTGGTTAAAAATGCTGTCGATGCTTAAATATAGGTGTCTGTTGTCTGGCGATATAAAGTAAATTTTAAGTTTTATTGTTTCATAATCATACTGTTTAAACCTGTACATATGCAGGTCGAAAAGGTATTTTACCTTTTTATCAAAGTTTTGCATCTTTTTACCATTTAGAAACTATTTATATTAGACTTATATAGCAATAAAAGGTACATTTATAAATATAGAGCAACTATGGAAAAGAAAAAAATAATATTAACACAAAGACAGATCGAACTCCTTGCTGAGAACGAATTAGAGCGCATGAAAGGCGGTGATGACGATGAGGATAGAGTTACGCCACACATTGAAAAAATGATTGGTGATGACCCGTCTGATAGGGAAATTGAATACCCTTCGGCTGGTGACATCGAAGCCATAAAAACTGGCCATGATAGCGAAGGTGACGAGGAAGGTGAAGAGGAAATCGATCCTATTGATATGCCGTCCCCACCACAAGAATTGTTAGAATATTTGGATAAAATTGACGAGGCTAAGTCAATCCTAAGTAAAGTGGCCGCTAAACAAGAAAACGAAAACATTAAAAATAGAATATACGCACACTACGAGAAAGCACAGAAACTTGCTTTCGAGTTGATAAAAGAATTTGGTATAGTTCACTAAGGTTTATATCATTGTTGTTTTTTTTATTCCTTAAGGGTGGTTTTTACCACCCTTTATTTATTTCTGGTATTTACTAAATTTAATCAATATGTACGAAATTATTTTATACAACAACGGTAAGCGGGTTCGTAAAATCAACAGCTATGTGAGATACGGAAACGCCATCAGAAAATATGATTTTTTGCTCAAATCCAATAAGGTATTCTTCCCAAAAGAAAAACTATGGGACGGAACCAAAACCGATTATGAGTTGGTTTTAACGGCCCCCGCTAAAAATAGCGGGAAAGAATATCTGAGAAATGAATTCGGGGCCATGGTTAAGATCAAAACCAAAGGTGATTTTGTAATTAAAAAGGTGAATAAATACGCTATTGAAGATGCATTCAAAGATAGAATCACAGGTAAGAAATATACTTTTAAAACCCTAATAAAGGAGCTTCTCAAGAAACAAGGTTTAACCTATGTTATTTTGGTTATCAGCAATAAGGTAGTAATTGAAAGATTTGAAAATGACGACGTAAATGTTTTAATCTTAAAAAACCAAGATGCCTCATATCTTCTATCTGAAACCATCAAATCATTCAACCTCACTAATGGGGTAAATAATTTTATTTATTTCCAGGATCCTTCTCTGGATACTAAACTAAGGATTTATGATAGGTTGGAAGAAGAATTCAATATTAGCAGGGATTACATGCAGAAAGTCAGTACGCATTAAACCGTGCGCAAAATGAATAAGACTTTATCCAGCTGCACCTGGAAAACGGTTTGTGGTTTATATGATGATAATGTCGGGTCTTTCATTCTGTAAACCTCTTCTTGTAACCTATCATGGTCTGGTTTACTCAAATACAAAGTTATTTCAGCTTTAGGTACAGTCTGATCAATTCCTTTAGTAATATTAAATAACTTTTCTAACGTCATAACGCACGGAATATTTTTCTTATTTTGGCACCTAATTTACTGAAAAACGATGGTTCTGGTTTTTTATAACTCTCAATGTCATTAACCCTTTCACCCAGACCCGATTTCATTTCCTTAATGAATTTTTCTTTATGGGTTTCTATTTCAATCATATCCCTGGTGATCTCACGATCATACAAGGCCTTAACCCTTAAATAATCACTATTTTTATTATCCATTACTTATAAATATAAATTGTAAAATCCTCATTACCGTAGTAATTGGTTATTAATTTTGTATTAGGATACAACAATGATATCTCAGAATAGAATTCATCTGGGTTAAAACTACTTACCCAGCTGAGATCCAAAAATTCCTTAGTCAAGAAATTTATAGCCACACCTTTGTTGCATAACTCATACGCCTTAGCTATGGCCTCTAATATCTCGTTTTTCGGCATCATTACCGTAAAGACACCCGAACCCACCACATAATCAAAAGACTCGCTTAAATCGAAGATTTCGCCACAAATAAAGCGTAATCCTCTTCTTACATGATTGCAACTATCAATGTACCGCTGGTTTATATCTAACCCAGTATAGTTTTTCAAATTATAGTCCGATACTTCGGTGTATAGATAATCCGTTAAGTGACCCAGACCGCACCCAAAATCAAGTATTGTGCTATCTTTATCGATACCGATATCACATAATACTTTGAATCTGGCATACTGGGCTGCTTTAGATGACCAGGCCACATTTTCAGAACTGAAAAAATTCATCGCATTTGCTTCGTGATATTCAGTATAAAACCTATTAATATGAGTTTTATAACTCGTCTTTGACATTTTTCTCAAGATTTAATTGTACAAGATATAATAACCATATAAGGCCCGAAATTAATGAGGCATCAAATAAATGAAACCATATTAAACGAGAACCACCACCAATCAGTTCATAGGTTATCGAGCAGTCGAAAAAAACACTCGTTAAAAAACCAACCCAAAAACCAGTACACATCATACAGTGTAATAGGTTATAAACCGAGTTAATTTTACCTTTAAAAAACTCCCTTATGGGCCTCATTATCTTGCTTTGAACAATAAGCATGGTTACGCCATAACAGGCCAACATAAACAATATCACATTACTCATTTTCGACTTCTTCTGTTTGTATATCTTGTGGTGTGGTTAACGATAATGGTGTTTCAAATCCGATCTCCTTTAACTGGTCGTAAGACAAAGTTACGAATAATCTTTTAAGATCGTTCACTTTCTGGTTAAATAATTTTTGTTTCTTCTCAATCTCGAGATTGTAATCAATAATCGATGATAATTGTACATACAACTCTTCAAAACTCAATACATCACTGAATATGATGTAATAACTCGGGCCGCTGCCATCGTCTTCTTTTTGTTTCTTAAGTTGATATCTAACCCTTTCGTTATCGGTTTTTTCGGGGAATTCCCAATCCTTGTTAAACCAGAAATCAATGATTTTAGTTGCTTTATTTACACGCAACCCAAATACGTTATCTGGGTATTTTTCAAATGCTTCGTTTATATTCATATACTGATACCTTTAAAAATTGTCATTAATAAAAATGAAAGCGCCAGGCCGAGATAGATCATGGCTTTCTTAGTTATGGCGTACTTTTCCGCCTCTGGTTTATTTAGATGCCTACTAAATAAAAATATATGTCTACCTGTTATAAAGAGTGACATAAAAAATAGAATAAACATCGATTTATCGATGATAGATGTGATTATATTCATAATTTTTTATACAATAGTAAAAAAAGAAATCCGCAATATCAAGAACCTTTCATGAAATATTTGTTCATTATCTTGTATATCTCAACAAAAAGATCGTATTCTGATTTGGTTTTATTCTTCACCAGGGAAAAAGTGTTATACCAGAATTCGAGTATTTTATTGAATAGAGGCTTACTTTTATCCCCATTCTTATAAAATATTTCATTGAAATAATTGAAATAGTAATAATAATGCTCCCCTGAGCTTGGTATTGATATATTTTCTTTTTTAAAGTTTTCTATGTTTTTATTCCAGCACCAATTAAAGTGCCCTTTTTGATCATCATATGTTATGATAACATCATCTCCAAGGTAGGTATCGTAAACCAAATATGATAATGAGATTATAAAATCACAATATAACTCGGCCCTTTCAGGCATCACTTTGTTAATGTTATTCAAATATATTATTTGCTCATTATTCATTGGTTTTGAAAAGTACTCTACAAATCGTCCTATCGGTTCTTTTGCCATACTGTAAATTCATTTATAATAAATAAGGGGCTCCTGAATAAGAGCCCCGTTATATTATAATGAAATGAAAGAAATTAGATGAATTTTTTCTTACTTACACTTTGAAGGAGTATTTCATCCTCACTCAAAGTTGTTTTCTTATTTTCGTTTAATTGCATATCTTCATACACAAACATCTTTTTCATTCTTTCGATGTCTTTGTCAATACCTTCGTTAGTTAAATCACCACCACCAGTCGTTTTCTTTCCGCCTTTTGGTTTGCCAGAAATACTTGTTTGTTCATAAGGTGTTTTAGTAACCGTAACTGGGTTTGGTTTATAGAAGTCATCTCTTTCACCTTGATTGGCTTGCGATGCGTTCCAAATAGCTTCACCCACACGCTTAGTTGATTCGTGGTCAACATTTGCCTCTTTACCGAATTTAGCTTCGTCACGCTTTCTTGAATGGCCAGTTTTAACCTCCATTTCAACCCTATCTTTGTATGATTGCGGTACTTCATTTTGGAAATCGAGATTTAGGTTATTAAATGCACCCAGGCGCTTTTGTTCAACACCCTTCTGGAAATCACTTTCCATATCTGGCGAAAACTTCACGTTTATCTTTTCTTCGGTTTTTTCCTCTTTTGTCTTTTGTGACTTTTCGGCATCTTTAACCTCAGTTTTACCATCTTTCTTAGAGTTGTTCTTGTTATCGGTATCAACATTTTTACCTTTAACTGGCTTGAAAGCAGGTAATTTATCTTCATTTATTGATTCATCATCCATTTCCTCACTCATCATACTTTCGTCCTCGTCACCAGTGATCATCTCTTTATCATCATCTGACCCCATGGCCATGTCGTCATCATCGTTGCTTTCACCCGAGAAGAAATCAAATACCTGATCAATACTTTCTTTTGCCGATGCGATATGGTCTTGAGCCCAATCATGGCCATTATTTAAGACCTCTTCAACCTCCTCATGATTCATCGATAATAATGTTTCACACTGAGATTTGATTTGTTCCAAATTAGAGAAGAACATATAACGAGCGTGTTCATGATCCTCACTTTCTTCTTCCATTTTTTCAAATGTTTCAGGGTCTCTACCTTGCTTATTGGCTGTTGCGTAATAAACACCAGTACCTTTTTTCTTACCGTACTGATCTCTCATCTTACCCATAACTTCCTTGTCATACTCATCCATCTCAGTTTCGTCTTGAGAGCCTCTCATCATTGCGAAATCCTGGCCATCAATCACACCATTATGGTTCTTATCGAGTTTCTTCTGACCACCATATAATTTTTCATTAAGCCATTCTTGCATTGTCATACCACATTCGCTCATGTTACCAGTGCATGACTTATACATTTCTGACATAACTTCGTCATCTTCCATCATCATTTCGCACATAGATGGTTGATCTTCACCTTCACTTAATTCGTTAGGTAAAAACCCTTCTTGTGTTAATACTTCATAAAGACAAGATGACATATTTTCATCATGCATCATTTCGGTCATGTAATTTCTCATTTCCGAAATATCGATGTTTTTTAATTCTTCCATTTCTGATATATTTTTTTTGTTTATTAATTCTATTGATTCGTCGAGTTTCATTACTGTAAAAATTTTTCTCTTATTAGTTTAGCTATATACTCTGGTTTTTTACCAGTTTCCTTTGCAACCTCTGAAACATATTCGTAACAGTTTTCACACATGTGTTCTTTGGTTTCACCAATCAATTTCACTGGCTTATCAACCGAACCCTGATTACAATACGGAAATGCCAGACATTTTGGCTGTATTCTAACTAATCTACCGCCATTCCATGATGGTTTTTTATTCATATCATTACCGAACCACTCTTGTAGATTTTGCTCAGTAACTGGGTTACCTTCAACTGAATACATGTATTCATTTGTTTCACTCAAAGGAGTTTTAACAACCTTATAGCTTGGTGATACTCTACTGTAAAACTTTCTTTTAGAGACCATACCCAATGGCCCAACATAACCACCCGCACTGCCGATAGTTGTTACTTCGTCAATGTTGGCTTGCTTGAGCTTTTCGATCACCTTTTCAACCATGTGTTTATTATCCATTAGTTCGGAGAGTTTTTTAAATCACTTGACCAGAAGTTTCTTCTTGTCCATAAGTTTTTATATAATTGAATAAGAACATTCTTAGTTAAATCAACCAGGTACTTCTCATTCTCTTTATCATTCTTTAACTTTTTCCTAATAATATCTGAAACCTTGTTCTCAAATTCAGGAGAACGGTTATTCTCCAAAAAATCTTTGATTTCTTTTTTCACCATAGACTTAATGTCACTCTTATCAGTGGGTGTTAATGATTCATTAATAACACCATTATCCATTTCGGTGATAACCTCACCGAAATAACCCCTTAATTGCGACTCTGTAACCTTTACTTTCATAATATTATTCCTCTATATAAATATTAAGATTTATCTCAATGTTATATAATAACCAAAACTAATATTTGGTGTTACTATAAACTTTCCATTATTTATACCCAGTCCAATTGGGTTAGCTGTTAGAGCCCAACCAGTTTTGAACATACTTTGTTTTTTTCCTGGTTTTGGTTCTTCGTTTGGTGTGAATGGTTTATCCAATATTTCGGCATTCCTAAAGTTGATTTTTAGTAATGTTTCTGGGATTGGATCACCCAAAGAACCATCACTTTTAACATGGAATGGTACTATTTTGGTTCTTGTGTATTTTGTCGCCTGGTCTTCATATTGCGATATCACCATACTGAAATTCAACTTAAAGTCTTTTATCTCAGTGTTTTCAGGTGTAATCATGATAGATTTCTTGGTGGTATCGAACTTAAACCAAGAAACACCGTTAATTGTTCTTACTGGATCCTCACTGGTAAACTGTAAACCATAAGATTGTCTTGGGGTATCCACCAATAGGTTATTTGGAACCACAACATCTTTACCCACATATTCGGGTTTTGTTACGGTAATCATTGTTGATTTGATGTTACCGATCGAATCGATTTTAATTAAGGCTTGATGCATATGGCTATCCACGTTAGCTAACTGATCTCTGGTCACCCTTAATTGTATTGTGTTATCAGCCAGGGCCGCCATATTCTGCTCCGCTATGTGTTGGGTTGTGGCCAGTTGATTTTTTACATCCTTTGTAACAGAGCATTGCTGCAACCACAAACATAGGAAGAGAATCATTAAAGCCCCGCCTATGAATTGTATGTGTTTCTTGATATATTCAAATACCTTTAACATATTATATATTTCCTTGTGTTGATGTTATTAATGCCGTTTTGCCCACTTGTGGATCGTTAAATGTGCGTGATATTGTCTGGATTAAATTAGTGAAGTCTGCGGTAATATCGAGTCTACCAGAAGCCAATTCAAAATAAGGACTCTCCTCATCCGTATCAAAAGTAACCGATTTAACAGCACCCATTGCTGGGTTTTTTAAGGTGTCAGTTGTTATATTGATTTTCTCATCTTCAACCGTTATATTAACGGTGTCCATCAATAACCCAGTTGCTTTAATGAAAGCCCCAACTGCGGTCTTTACATTGTTTTTAATATCGTCACGAACGTCACCATTCATAAAACCAACAGTTGTGATATCATCAAATTGTATTTTTTCACCTGATGGTGTTTGTTGGGCTGGTTGACCCATCTTACCTGGTTGACCCATCTTACCTGGTTGACCCATTTGACCTTGTGGATTAATTGGGGCCCCAGCACCCATGGTGTCTTCTTGTATCAATCTTATCTTTCCGAGCATGTTCCTAATCTGGTCATACTCATTAATTGGCTTTTTCGTATTCATTATTTAATATTTTTGTTAACTTTTCAAAATTAAAAGCGGGTGTTAGGTCAAAATGATTTTTACTAAAATTACTTCGATTTATAATCCCTTTATAGTTTTTAATAGCACTTATAACGTTATTCCCAATGAATTTTTTATTAATAGAATGCTCTCTACATAAATAGTCTATTAATTCAGTTAAAGACGAAAATTGTTCATCAGAATATGTTGCCCAGAATCTTTTTCCTCGCCAGGGTATCTCTATAACCGCTTCATCGTACCTAATACCCCTCCAATCGCAATAATCATTAAAAACGGAATCATAATCCAACCAACCCACATTTTCTAACGAAATAACGATAGCCTGGCGATCCAAACTATCGTTATCCAATATTTTTGACGTATATGTTGGGTTAAAATGTTGGTGTATTACACCCGATCTATCTATTGTGAAAGCTGGTACTTTATCGTATTTACCACCGTATCTTAATTTTAATTTCTTAAAATGGTCTTCGGCAGGTAATAACGTATTGATCAATACGATTTTTTCCTTTATTGTGTTGTATTGTCTTATATTATCATTTTCAATAAGATAATCATTATTTAGCTTCACCATTAACAAAAACCTTTATATTGTTGAGGATCTTCATTTTAGGATCTTCCTCTTTATTTTCTTCAACAATAGGCTCTTGACTTTCTGGTATTACTTCATCTTCTGGTTCAGATTCCACCTCAGCTTCTAATTCATCTTCCGTGATCCGTTCGGTATGGAAAGAGTTAGCTAATGCTGTTGGTTCATCTTCATATGTTTCACCCCTTTCTTCCCTTTCTTTAGCTTTTCTATTGAGAACTTCCATTATTTTGGCATGTTGTGCTTCTTGCCCCGCTTTGATGACAGCGTCATAATCCACTTTGGCTTCTTTAAGATCTGTTATATCCACCTCTTCGTCACCTTTATTAACTAAGATTAAATCAGCAGGGAAGGTGGGTGCTGGAATTGTATCGGGTGTTTTGGGTTGTTCTTCATCGGGTTTGATATAATCCACCAAAGATTTGATAAACCCAAGAGCTACCAATGGTAGTATGGCTCCAGAAACAAGAGATAATATACGTTTCTGTTCAATTACCTCACTATCAACCAAACCGAATAGTTCAATCCAGCTTTGGTAATTAACCAGGTGCGTATAAGCATAGTATGTGTTACCCATGGCTTGCATAAGGGTTAACATAAAGAATAATGCCCACACAATACCCTTATTCATCTTTTTAAGAGCTATAATTGACGCTAATGAAGCAGCCGCACCCACTTCAAACGCTATTGCGAGTGTGGTAGCCAGCCAATTCGGGTTAGATAACCTAAAGAAGTCAATTACGTGTATTGTTGATATGCAGCTTGTTAACACATACAGTACGACAAAGCTACCAATAACAAACTTATCTATTAATTTTTGATTCATAATCTTTCTTATATTTGTAATATGTTGGTTCTTTTATCTCCATAAGAGCCATAATTTCTTCCTTTGACTTATTCTCGTTTAAATAAGAACCAAATTTTTCTATTCGTTCGTTATATTTTTTACGTTTAGTAATCGCCCTCGTTTTTATACTCGCTTTATATTTTTCTGAGTTTTTAACCCCCTCACCAATTTTACTTTTTTGTTCGTCATTCAAGACAGAACCTAAACGATTGTTAGCGTAATCACTTAAATAATTTATACGTTTACCCTCATGCCATTCTTGGCGCATTCGTTCACTAAGTTTAAAACGATATTCAAGACTATGGATAGGTATGCCTTTTTTTGAAGTGATCATTTTTGATTTTTGTTCTTCAGGTAACGGTGAGCCGTAATTTGGATTTTTCTCACCCAACCATTCTAATCTCCGTTTCTCTTTGAACTGTTCTAACTTATCATTATTTGACCAAGTATCACCACCATCACCACCCAATGTACCATTATAACCGTTATTGAAAGAATCATAAAGAAAAATATAATATTGCTCACGCTCATTAACATTTTCTTCCGTCAACCCATCCTCAATAATAAACCAGACAAGATTATCACCCTCAACAAGAATACAGTCATAAAACTTATGCGAACCCGTTTTTCGGTTAGCGGCTGCAATATGTTCTTTTTTTCGTTTTAATAATGAGTGTTTAGTTTTACCTACATAGTGCTTATTTGACTTTGGATTCAAAACCCCGTATATTTTATATGTAATAGTATCCATACATATAAATAGTGTTTTGTTTAATAAAAGATTGTTGATATCAATGAAACTAAAACATATAACGTTACGAATGTACCGATTATAAAATTCTTAGTTACGTTTTCTTTATTCATATTATTATTGATTTAATAAGTTGTTTTGCTTCGTTCAATGTTGTTTCAAGTTCTTTGATATGGTCTGGTTCTTTGGTTGTTTTAAGTCCCAACATCTTAGCAACATCACCTCTTGTTACAGTGGATGCATGTGGTATATCACCACCCTCGTTTTCGGTCACTGGTGTTTCTGTCTCTGGTTCCGCCTCATAATCACCAAATTCGGTTTCATCACCCGTATCGTCAACCGTGGTATCATAATGAGAATTTATCTCGTTGATAATTAAGTTTGCTGTTCTTGTGATAATGTCAAGATTACCCATAACACTATCATGGTCACCATTCCATAAGGCGATATAGTTTACAGCGTGTTCAGCTTCGTTAATACCGAATTGTCTTAATACAACATATGCCACACCCTCGGCTTGTAATTCGAGTGTTTTTGATACATCTCTACCGACATAGGCGGCTTGGATGAGTTTAGATTTTTCACTCGTTTTTTGACCCTTAGCGGCAACGCTTTTCACGTAGCTCTGGTGCATTATTTCATGGGCAAATTCATGCACAGCTGTTGATGCTTTTGCTATACCCACCAGCTCATCTGATAGGTGTATATCCCCACTCGCCGAATAACCCTTTTCACCGCCAGTTGGTTTATAGAATGATAATTTAATACCGTAGGCTGGTATAATCTTATACATTGCTTCCGCTATCTTATCACCAATCTCGTTAGGAGTATTATTTGACCACATAAGTTCTGGTTTTTGTGGCGCTTTTTCGGCTCCAGATTCACCAGCCTCATTCACAACATCTGTTATGTCATAAGTCGGATATAAAATTGGTCTCTTTGTTGTATCAACCATCGGTTTATCCAACTCATCTTTTAACATCTTTTCATACTTCGGAGATAAAACACCGCCCTTGCCGTATTTTGCAATGAATTCTTTACGTATTTTCTCCTTAAATTCGGGGCTCTTTGGTCTAAGATGTGGTCTCCATAACCAAATCTGAGTAGCACCTTCTTTTGGTGTAAAACCTAATTTTTTCCATGTTGTCTTAGACGCTACCTGGGTGGCGTTAGGTTTCTGCACAAAAATAAGGATTGTGTTATTCAACGAGAATGTATGGAATTTTCTTCTCCATTCAAAGAATTCAGCCAGTTTTTCATTGGCCGCAACAGCGTCAACTGATTGTGCGAGTTCCTTAATGAAGTTTTCAATACCTCGTGTAAGTTCTTTTTGTTTGGCTTCATCCTGGATATTGATTTCAGTCAGCATCTCTCTGAGTCTACCGATGAAAGCCTGAACATCCTCAAAACCTTCAAACTTATCAATGGTTTCATCGCCAGTATTATCCACGCTCCTTTCTTTATTTAGGAACTGGGCTAACTTTTTAATACCTTCAATTTTCTTTGCCTCATCTTCTGGGTTATTAATCCAATAACCCCAACCCCAAACATTCTTATCGGTTGTCACCATCCTGGTGGGAACGTCAACGCCTGGAAATTGCTGCTTAAATTCAGAAAACGCTGGTTCATACTTACTTGTAATTTTAAGTGTGTTGGCAATCCAACCATTTTCGGCGTTTCTCGCCCCAAGATCCGCATTATCAGAAGATAATATTAGATTCTTATACGGTTTACCTGTTTTGGTTGTACCCGTTTTTGATACGATTTTTACGTTTTCTATAATTACTGACATTACTTAGCGGCGTTTTGGATACTCTTTATTTCAGCCTCGATCTGGTTTTGTCTTTGTACATCGAGTATTTTTCTATCTGTGGCCTGAATCATTCTAAGCTCAGATTTCAAACCTTCTATCTTGATTTCATTCATTAAAAGCGTAGCCATACTATCATTAGCATGTCTTACGTTAACGATTTCTTTCTTGATTGACTTCATTTTACCGCTCTGGTTACAATTATGTACCGTCAGTAAAAACATGAAAGCGACTACCAAAAGGTAGCCACTCTCATTAAAAAAATTTTTAATTTTTTTCATAAGTTTTCTTTAACAATAAATATCACTGAAATTACAATAATTCAAATAATCCAGCGCAATTATACCTCAACTTTTTGATACCCTTCTCTTTGATCTGTCTAACCCTTTCTTTGGTTAATTCCAGATCATCTGAGATATCTTGAAGCGTCAGTGGCTCACCGTCTAAACCAAAATACTTGGTTATAACGTATCTTTCAGACTCATTCAACTTATTCAATAAAGTTTTTAACTTTAAGATAAGCTGTGTTCTGTCATCGGGGAACTTTAAGTCCACCCTTTCACAACTATCATCCTGGATGATGTCGTAGAACGAGTTACCCTCATCATCAATCGGTTGGTCAAGTTGTCCAACGGTTGGCAACATAAGTGCCGCATTTGGATCTATGTCATACGTTTCTTGTTGTAACGTTTTCCTGAATTCGTTCAACTCGTTAATTTTATTAACGGGTAAACGAATTGACCTTGAATTTTCATGTAACGATTGGAGGATGCTCTGTCTAACCCACCATACAGCATATGATAAGAACCTAACGTCTGTCTGGTCATAATCATATCTTTCCGCAGCTTTAATAAGGCCGTAGTTGCCCTCGGAGATAAGGTCGTTTAGGTCTAACCCCTGGCCAACATATTGTTTTGCCATAGTGATTACGAATCTAAGATTGGAATAAATCAGACGGTCTTTCGATTTCTGACAACCTGATTTGATCAGCTGAATCAACTCTAATTCCTCTTCTCTGGTTAATGTTGGGTACTTCCTAACATCTTGTAAGTACGTGATAATTTCTCTTTGGTCGATCCAGTGTGCCGTGTTTTGTTTAGTCATTTTTAGCGTATTTTTTTAAAATCTGTTTTTCCCTTTCTGTAAGACTGTCCATCCCATGGTCTTTAATTTTATCCAGTATCGGATTGATGTCATCCATGCTCAATTTATGTTCTCGTTCGTCTTGGTCTGTTGGGTTATTATCAAGTAGTCCTTCCTCTTCCTGAATTATAGCCATCTGTTGGTTTACAAATTCCAACATCTCAGACCTCATCTGGTTCACAGACGTGATAAAGTTTTGTACTTTATCCAGGGCCTCATTGGTTGTAAACTTGAAATAGTTTAAATCATACAGGTGATTGTAATGTGCCGCACATAGTCCTTTAGCGAAATTACTGTCATTCACTTCGAATAACATGTAGCTATCTACGTAGCCACTATACACACGGTTAAATATGTCTCTGATCTCTTTGATCTTTTTCTTGCTGGTAAAGCGTACTATTATGACTGATTGACCGATGCTAAACCTAACAAGGGAATCAGAGTCAATAATAGCAGTAATACCGTGCCTGAAATTCTCTGGGTATTTACCCAGGAAGAATAACATATACTCTCGCTTACGGGACTTTGTGAGTTTACTTACGTTCTCCCAAATATGATACTTTAATTTAAAAAGTAGGAAATCCATTATATGGTGTCTATTAGTGATGAAATATTATTTTCCTTTTTAACAAGGACTCTATGGTCGGCCCAATCCTGTATCAGCGGATTGTGACTAATAATCCATATGTGTTCGAAAAACTGTTTTAGTTTCTCAAAGAATAGACCGACCTTTTCGAGGTTTTGGTTGGAAACTTTTCCAGTAACCTCATCAAATACTATGATATTAGGTTTAGGTAATGAACATACTTTACTCAGTACACACCTAAGTGCCAATGAACTTACGGTTTTCTCATAACCAGAACCAGCGTTAAGTGGTTTTTCAACACCAGTTTCGCTATCAACCATCCAGAACTCAACCTCACCCTTCTCATTCATGCGCATTTCGAGGACGAACTCGCAGCTATCCGCAAGCAGTATCTTAAGATGACTGTTGATGAGAGGTATCATGGTACTTAATACCATCTTAGAGATACCGTTCTTCCCGTAAATATCCAAGTAAACCTTAAAGATGTGGTCTATCATTTCCTCGCTCTTCAACTCTTTGAGTAGTGCATTATACCCCTCTATTTTACCTTTAGAGGTGAGGATATCTCTCTCAGCACCATTTATTTGTAAAGATACGGATTCTTTTTCATCATTCAAAGAATTCAAAGAAAATTTTATTTTTTGAATATCTGTGTCGATGATTTGGTTCTTTTCAACCATATCCTTTATATCCCTGTACTTCTTGAGCTTGTCGTTACCACGTACCAAACTATCCTGGTACGCTTTCAACTCAAGACGGCTCTTCTCAATCAATAGGTTGTTCCTGTTGTACGTATCCCAGTCAACTTTTACCTTATCAAGGTCTTCTATCTTGTTATTAGCTATCTTTATAATCTCTTGAGTGGTTTCAAGTGATTCTTTCTTCTGTTCGAGTAGTGCTTCATTTTTATCAATTTCATCACTATGGTCAACATCATCCAGGGCTCTTTTACAAGTTTGGCATATCTCGCTGTTCTTTAACATGTCGATAGTTGACTCAATGGTTTGTATTTCAACCTTGGTCTTTATCTCTCGTTCTGTGTAATCTCGAAGCTCCCCTTTGAGAGTACCGTATAAATCAATGTCATACTCAGTTTTAGGTTCTGGCATAGAATCGATAAGGTTTCTGATGCCGTCTTCTTTGTCTTTGATAAGACTTTCGAGCTTTTGGATACCAGTAACGATGTTTTCTTCACTTGATTTGTAGAGTTCGGTATCGATATCGTTATATCGTTTTTTATATAATTTTTCTGATTCATCTGTCAGTTCAGTTATTTTGGTTTTTACCTCATTCAGTTTCGCATTTAACCCAATCAGCATTTCTTGATACTGTTTGATGTGGTCTTCTTCCACAGTGATTTTAGCCAGGATCTCTTGGCTGTTGTTATGGTATAGTTTTGACTTTTCTTTCCAGTCGGTATATTTCTTCTTAGCAATCTTTTCCTTCTCACGGAAGAATTCAAGTCCAATAAACCTGGTCAATATCCTACCACGCTCTGTTGGTTTGGTCTTTATCAAATCATCGAGATTATCGCCAGTGGTTAGGATGGTAATCAAGAAATCATCGTAAGTGCCGACATACGTCTTAATTAACTCATCTGTATACTTCCTTTGTTCACCATTGAGTTGTTTTACACCGCCACGAGGTAATACCTGGTAGAAGTCCACATCACCTTTACAACTATATGAACCATCTTTAGATTTCTTTCTGGTGATGGTTCTTTTAATGATGTAGTCATCGCCCTCAATTTCCACTTTACCCTTCACTTCAACCAAATCGGAGTCAAGGAAACGGTTAAATACTTCCTCATTCTTATCGGTTTTTGTTGTGGTACCGAAGAATAGGAATAACAGCAAATCCACAGTCATGGTTGTTTTACCGCCGTAGTTAGCTGGGTCAGATATTACTGATGTAATACCGTTCTTGTTTTCATATTTGAGTTTGTTACCAGAACCATATGACAAGAAATTAGAGAATTCAATCTCTTTGATCTTAAATTTCTTATATCTATTTGTCTGTTCTTTGTAGTTCTCCAATTCAATATTAACCGAACTGTCAAGTTTGATGAGATGGGCCGTATTAATCTCGATTTTATTATCAACGAGATACTGCTCAATTAGTTTCTTCTGGTAGTTTTCATCTAAAACGAGCTCAGAAGCATCTGCTCCACCCTCAGCCACAAGTTCAGAATTCTTACTGATAATTGGCTTAAAGATAACTTTGACTTTATTGGTCTTGTACTTATTTTGAAAGTATTTTTCAATTTGTTTCTCCTTTACCTGCGAGTGATTATCCAAAGTATCCTCCCATATAACCTTTATATGGTTGTTACTATCATAAATATCATCGTTTTTTGGTTTAGAAGTCGTCGTATATATCATTGTATTTGTCATTTTCTATTCTTTTGTTCGTTACGGTAATGGTATTGTCTGGTTGTTTAATCTCTGGTTGCGGAAGGTCTTCCACTGGTTCCGTTTTTACGGTTTGTTTTGGTTTAATCTCTATGTCTGGTTTATTGCCGTACTTAAGTACAGAAAATGCATTCACAATCAGATCATTTAAAAATTTATCTGCGTCCGTAATTTCATTTATCTTACAATACGCATCAATCTCATCCAGTAGTTTTTTACTGACTTTAGGCATTGGTAAACATTTCACAACCTTCTTCTATGTCCGAGAAATCCGTGATCTTAAACGTTAAGTATTTCACAGGATTATCGATATCATAAAGTTTATAATCAAAACCCTTATCAGTAATGGTAAGGACACCATATCCGTGTTGGGATACCGTTTCACCATAATTTTGTTGTACCATACTACCAGGATAGATAACATCGATACCTGATTTGGTTTTCAATATTTGTCTTTTGTGTATATCACCACATAAAACAATATCACAGTCGGCGAACTTTTCAACGTCAACACCATGGGTAAAACTGTAACCCATTTCATTAACAGCACCAACTATTACACCGTGAAACAATCCGATTTTCTTTTTACCGTTATACGAGTTATGGTGTAACTGTTCTGGTGTTGCGTGACTATCAAATATGGAATATACCGCCCAGGCCACGTTTTCATCTTCAATCACATCGGATTTAGTATAATAGTGAATATTATTCAAATCCAGCGCCTTAATGATCGGTGTTAAAGCATCCATACGCTCTTTGTTTTGTTCAACAATGTCGTGATTACCTGGTATGATAATTACCTTTTCGGTTATCGCCGAACATTCAGATAAAAACCAAGATACTTCATTTACTAATTCAGGACTTATCTGGTTTCTTGAGTGTACGATATCACCAGCAATAACAATCCTATCGGGTTGTGTTTTTTTCATCTGGTCAATGAAATTAGAGCATACCGCTCTGAATTCTAAATGTCTTTGGATATTCCTAAAATGGATATCCGCTATATGTGCTATTTTTGTTATCATGCAATCATTTTAAGTTTGTAGTGATCAATCAACATTTCTGCCTCACGTTTCATATAGACTACTGGAATTAGCTTAAACGTTTGAGAATATTTATCCCAATAGAATAAACCTGCTCTATTGAACTTACGTCCAGTCTCCCTTTCATACATTACGCCGTAAATTGACAACTGTAACGTATAATCGTTATACTGGCAGTGAGTCAAATGGTTTACTGGGAAATGTAAATATTCACCATAAGCATTCTCATATTCAAATTTCTTATTTGTTTTAAAATCCCATACATTGAATTTATCATAATCAATATCTTCGATGATATCGGATGTACCAGCGATACCCACCCTATCGTTAAACTCGTAGGACATGATGTACTCTGGTTTTAGACGATCTGAATTAATCAGGGTTAACTTCTCATCAGAACATACCTTTTTAAAGGCATTTATAACCGTTTTTTCGTACTCATCTCTCGGGGAGTATATTCTATGCGGTGCGAGTAAGAAACGCTCTAAAATGGCATGTAAATTCGTTCCGTATTCATTCGCCAGGCGGTTGATTTCTCTCCATTCAGCAATTACCTCTTCTTTTGTTATTCCTTTTCTATCCGCTACTCTTTGAGCGTGAAAATCTTCGTCAAACTTTTCTTTGTATTTACCTAACATCGTCGTTACCGAAGTGTATTGCATGTTCGGGAACTTGTCGTTTACGTAGGTATGTGTTTCATGTATTAATTTTATCATTCGTTAATCAATTATTCTTGTTGTTTTATTTTTCAACCATTCTTTTAAGTTACCCTGGCCGTAGGTTTGGTTAAAACTCGAGATATCGTGTTCGTCTGGCATTCTGTTGATGAGAATCCTATTCATTAACTTACCCGAATCGAGTTTATTGTATATCTTAACAGCGTCATCATTAGCATCAGAATCCAGTACTATTATGACATAACTCTTAGCGTTATGGTATATCGTATCCAGTAATTTATCATACATCTTCTTACCCAGTAAAGGTATGCTGTTTGGTACTACGATATGATCAAAAGCACCCTCCACCAGGAATATGGGCCTATCCCAGTTAATCATATTTTCATTGAAAATAATGCTGGTTTTATCAGTATCTGGGTTTAGGTACTTATATTTGGTATTTTGCTTACTGATAGATCGGGCAACGAAATAATTTAGGTCACCGTCAATATCATAGGACGGTATGATAATCCTATTCTGGTATTTTCCATCCAGACAAAAACCAAGCTTATATTTGGTTATTATTTCATCGGTAATACCCCTGGAATACAAATAATTAAAGGCTGAAACAAATAAAGTATGTCCTTGTTTACCAGCTAAAGAGTAGAACCCTTCTGGTAACTTTAAAACCTGTTTACTTGTTTCAACCTCCTCATCTTCATAAAAGTCGCTTTCGAACACGAAACGGCCATCTATAAATCTCTTTAAAGTTTCTTTATCAGCGTATTGTTTGAATAGGTAATATAACTTACCTTTGGTACCATCTGTTTCAGCGCAAGCCCAACAGTTATACACACCCAATTCATAGTTTATTTCAAGGTTACCTTTACCATCATGATCAAGGCCTTTCTCATAAGAACAGTTAGGACAGTCAAAACTGATCTGTCCTCTGCTTTCATAGTGTTTTCTTGGTTCCCCAAGAAAATCCTCCAATAAACTTATGAGTTCTTCGTGCTTATCGTCTGAGAAAAACATGCTTGAATGGTTTTCATCAATAATAAGCAAAAAAAACAAAAAAACCAAATTACTCGATGATCTTTTTCATTTTCATATATGACAAACATACAGTGTATGCATCAGCCATATCGAAATTTTCTTTTTTCAAGGCACCCTTAGCATCCAATAACCATTTGATGTTTGGGTCTCTTTCCGATACCTTCTCCCAGATTACCATTTTTTTATCGGTGTCTTTCGAGTAAGCACCGAATAGTACTGGTTTTTTATTCGATCCTGGTTGCATTAACTCAGGAAAGGCATTTTTTCTGGCTTCGTATGTACTCACATATTCTGGTACTACCCCAATGATATCATATGTTATCTTGGTTACCATACCATTAAATCTAAGTAGTGTACCCACCGTATTAACGTTGTTTGAACGCAATAAAGGTTCCTCGATAACAACGTGTTTAATCTTGGTTTTCATTTTGGCGTATTTCTTAATGAACTCAGCATAAAGATCCGCCTTTTTAATCAATTCTTCTGTTTTTGAATCAGGTACTGGTTTAGCCTTTGGTGAGATGTGGGTTAATTCCAGTAGTTGTCCCTTATTATCAAAAAGTGACACGCCAATTGTTTTGGTTGACACATCTAAACCTAAAAGATAGTATTCGTTATCGTTAGTTTTTTTCATATATTAATTTTTATATACCCATCTATACCCACCCGCTGTTTTAAAATTTTTAAGGTTATTACAGCATTCGGATATATGTCTTATTTTTAATGTTTTTTGTGCTAAATTTTTAGAAGGCCATTCTTTTATTAAGTTACCATCCAAATCTAATTGTAAAACTGGTTTATTGACTGTTGATGCTTTAACTAATTTAGCTTTATGTTCCTCCGAATATTTTTTACCTTTATTAGGCGAAACCCGCCCTTTACAACTTTTGGATAAATTTTGTTTATGTTCTTCACTTCTTATCGTCCCAGGTACCCACCACGCTGGTGGTTTACCTGACTTACTTTTTGACATTTTCGTTCTTGTCTCAAGTGATTGCTTCCTACCCTTTGTTGATGGTGGTTGATCACCACCAAGAGTACCGTTAGTTAAATTACAACCAATAGACTTAAAATAAGATATGTAAAACACCTCCCAAAATCTCCAATCATCCGTTTCGTTATTAATCACATCAATAATAATTAATTCTGGACGTAAATCAAGGTTATATAATTTTCTAACCCATCTATCTTTATAACTATCATGAAGGTTTCTTTCTGAAATATGTTTTCTCAAACGATTTTTGGGGTTTATGCTCTTACCAACATACCTTAATTGGTTGGTTATAGGGTCAATTAAACCATAAATAAAATTGCTATTTTCCATAACTATAAATAGTAAGAAAAATAGCAAAGTGTGAATTATGTTTTGGTTGACACATCAAGTCCAAGTAAGTAAAATTCTTCTTGTATCTCTTTTTTAATCATTTGTTTGTTTTTATAGTCTTATTTTTATGTTGAATGACACTACGTCATACCAATACTTTTTAACTGGCTGCGATGGTTTACAAATCGCCAATAAATTACCATTTGCATCATGTAATCCTAAACCAGTGATGATAACAGGATATAGCTCATCACTACCCGTTTGGAAGTCGGCATATGTTGGTGTGTTGAGTAAGTTACTCATTTCCAAACCATATTTAGATGTTGTTGACCCCTGTGTGGTTAATCCGAACAATTCTTTCGCCGAATCACTTGTCGACCTAAAGAACTCGTTAGCGGATGCTAAACAAACTATGTTCAGCGATTTTTCAGTATTATAACTCTTATATTCAATATTTGAAGTAATACCGCTATACGTACCAGTTAAACCAGTAAAGATAAACTGTGAGCTGTCCCAATATACATAGTTAGAGTTATCCACAGTTGTGATCATTTTTGTTGGGTCAGTTTTAACCTTACCTCTTGTGGTTCCTGTTGATAACGTACCGTAATCATAAACCTTAGTACCACCACTCCATGTTCCGCTCGATGATATTGTACCGTTGAATACATTTTTGAAGTATGAGTCCACAATTAATGGATGTGTAATCACAACAAATCCTTTATCCAGGGCCACAAAACCAACGCACTGATCGTTGAAGTAATCATAAGTTGGTTTTTCAATACCAGCTGTTTCACTGAATACTTTTATACCTTCCATCAAATCCACAGTACCACCACTCCACGATGAGAAATTACTATCATATGGCGCTTTTATCGTATCTGAGAATAATAATACCACATTACTTTGATAGGTCGTATCATTAAATGTTGAATTGTTTAGATCGGGTCTTACACCAATATCTTGTACAGACAAATCGGTCTCAGATAGGGCTTTATCCATATTGATACCTCTTGAGTAACCAGATTTGTTATATGTACCATATATGCTAAGTTGTGTTGGTGTTGATGAATATCCAGTATATGAACCAAATACCTGGTTAATAAGTGTATTACCAGTAACGCCAGTTGCAGCGTAATAAGGTAAAGTCATTCTGAATGTTTTACCGTCAATGATTTCGCCGTATTCGTTATTCGGTATTTCGAATATCAAATACATATCATTTTCAACTGGCAATACCGCTTTATTAGATGACATAAATTCATAACTACCAATTGTTTGTAGTACGGTACCGTAGTATTCACCAGTATAACCACTTGTTGGGTGTACTGATAATGTTACGCCAGATGTTGATCCTGTACTTGTCCATGGTGTCCAGTTGTATTTCTGCCCACCCAGTAAGTAATCATAAGTTGTACCAGTAGCTAATGAACTCGTACCAAGCTGACTTCTTTTGTACTTCATCAAATCCAACTCGGTTACAGGTAAATTCAAACTCTTTAATAAGTTGGCAAATATAGTATTACCTTCTTCTCTTTTTACAAGCATACCTCTGGTAATACCTGTTGTTGGAATTGTACCACCAGTAACAATATTTGTCAAGATGTTGTATCCGTCAAATAAATCATAAGGTATTGATTCAGAAACAACAACTGGAGTTTCAACTGGTTTGAGTACACTTAATGTCGTTGGGTTCACATCATACTCAATATAACCGTTACAGTCACCACCGTTGATATAAGTGGATAAACTAAGATCGGTATACTGTAACGTCATATAATAATTAAAACCGTCCGTGTTTACTGGTGCGGTTGTTGTATTATCGATGTTATATTCAACAAATTTGGCTGTTAAGGTATTTGTTGATTTGTTATTCAAATAGGTTTGAAAAGCAGTACCTCTCACATTTGTGTGAGTTACCGTTACTGTTTGGTTTGCCGCTGGTAAATAATTAACTGATTGGGCTAAATAGAAGGTTGCTCTACCGTCAGTACCACCGCTTTCTTTTTTTCTAAAGAAAGGAACTCTCATTTTTAATATTGCGCTCATTATATAAAATATTATTTAATTTATTATGCTATTGCCGCTGTTGATCTTATTGCGACAAGGTTGACGTTGGCCGCAGCTGCTGTGGCGGCGGTTGCCGTTGCCGTTGTTGTGGTTGTTGTGGTTGTTGGGATTTTATAAATTATCTGGTTTTTAATACCGATATTTTTAGATGTTGAGTAAACATTATCGTCGTAATCACCAGTTAAATCCGTGGCCACCTGCGTTAACGTCTCAGTTGCATTATAATTAGCATCCTCATCTGTCAATGAAAAACTAACTGGCGCAAATCCTTGTCTTAATAAGGCTTCTCTACCCGCATCGGTTAGATAAACCACCATTTCAACCGTAGTACTTGTTGCTATTAAACCCATTTTTGAATTTTTATTTAAGTATAGTTATTAATATTTTTTTATAAATAGTCTTTATCTCTATTTTATGCTGTCAAGAATCCGCTATCAGTTGCCGTATTTATCAAATTTACCGATAATGTCAGATCACTATTGATCAATGTAGTAAATCCTGAATCTGTATACATATTAATTTTACAATTAATATCAATCACACCATTCTTTTTATTTGGGGCTAACTTTGTTTTTCCGTAATATTGATAATTCAAATTATTTACGTTTTGAACAATATATTGAGCGCCAACTTTATAGGATTGGTATGGGTAAAGAGTGGTTTTTGATCCGTTTTTATATGCGATATCTGTATTCAATATCAATTTACCAATCAAATTACCTCT